ACCAAAAGAGAACATTGGTGGGGGATTGGTTGGGCTTAGTGGGTACCATATAGACACTTACACTTCCAGTTCCGCGTTCCACTTTGACACCTAGCACGATCGGGGTTCTGTTTTAGAACTTGCCAGGTTCTACTTTGGAACTGAGTTGGTTAGTACTTACTAACATCAGAGCTAGTTAGTACTCACTAACCTAGATGGTTCCGGATTGGAACTGACCCGGGGGGAGGGGGGTAGCTGTGTCGTTATTATTATTGTACCCACCCACCCACAAAAAAAGCGGAAACTGGGGGGTATTGCATTCCTCAGATACTTGTATAGGATAGGGAGGGAAAGGCGGGCTAAACTACCTATTAATTTTGAGGACAGAGTTATGGCTAAAGACCATTCAGTTGAGTACAAGTCCATTGATTATTATTCGATGTGTCAGAAGTCCAAGGATAAGATCAAGGCTATGCAGGATGCGGGCTTTTCTACGCCTTATGATGCTAAATCTTCGCCTGAAGAGACTGAGATGCCCAAGATGGGTGGTTATTCCCTAATTATGATGGGTAAGTAATGCAGCCGCCTACGCTGGCGGTTCGTTTTGTTGTCAGTGATAGGTTCCGTAGGGCGATTAACTTTCATTACGGCAAACCGGGCAAGGCTAGTCGCAAGGAAGTAAAGGGTTGGCTTTGGCAGTATGGGCATTCAAGGGATGATGAGATATTGTCTGATTTATACCTTGAAGAAGAAAAGAAGCAGACTGTCTAGTAATGGATGACTGCCCTGTTCAGAGCGATGTAGGGTCTGCGATAGACTTTACCTGGGAGTTATTATTCTTATCGCCTTGGGAACTAGTGTATATTGGCATCCCTATGTCCGTGCTGGCGTTTTATGTATTAACCATTTACGCCATCTTTAAAGCGATACAAAAGAAGTATTCGTGAGTACTTACTAACCTTGGAGGCCGCATGGATATTGATCCTAGCGATAACCTTGAAGAACAACCCAAACGCCGCGGCAAGCCTAAAGCGTCTGAAATAGCGTCTAAAAGTGCCAAAAGGCACAATTCTTCAGGCGGCAGGAATAAAATAGGCCGTCCCAAGGGTGATGCGGGGATTATCAACGAATACAAAGCCCGTATGCTGGCTTCCCCCAAGTCCCGTAAGGTCTTGGACTCTATTTTTAATGCTGCTATGGATGATGAGCACAAGAATCAGGCTGCGGCGTGGAAGCTGGTTATGGATAGAATCTTACCTGTAGCCGCATTTGAAAAGGATGTTGTCCAAAATAACGGCAAATCCGCTATCCAGATCAATATCACGGGTGTCGGTGCTGTTTCGGAACCCACTATTGAGCCTACAACCATCAATCAAACAACTATTGACGGCGATTCCGGTGAAATACTTCAAGATTGAAGAGTTTGACTGCCAAGAAACCGGCAATAATGAAATGAAACCCCTGTTTCTTGAAATGCTAGACGAATTACGGGAAAGGTGTGGCTTTCCCTTTACGATTACTTCTGGCTACCGCGATCCTAAACACTCAATAGAAGCCAAAAAAGAAAAGCCTGGGACTCATGCTCAGGGTATTGCTGCGGATATTTACACTGTTTCTGGCGCTGAACGCCATATTATCCTTGCAAACGCCTTTGACATGGGTTTTGGTGGCGTCGGTATTGCTAAAACCTTTATTCATGTGGATAGCAGGGACACAACCCCTGTGGTCTGGACATATTAATGACCCCTGAACAACTAAATGCATGGCGAATAATCCCAAGATTGCTAATGTTTGCAATGATTGCTATGACTTATCGCACTGTAGAGTGGTTTATGTCGTTGCCTGACCCCAATCCTGAACAGGCTGCACTAGTCAGCGTAATGACAGGGGCCCTTACTGGCGCGTTCGGTCTATTTTTGGGCAAAAAAGAATAATGGCTGATCTAAACGTCAGTCTTTTGGGGTGGCAGCAGGATGTTTTTGCTGATCCTACCCGCTTTAAGGTAGTTGCCGCAGGTAGGCGTACCGGAAAGTCCCGATTAGCCGCTTGGTTATTGATTATTAACGGCCTTCAAGCTGATAAAGGCCATGTCTTCTATGTCGCCCCCACCCAGGGGCAGGCCCGTGACATCATGTGGCAAACCCTGATGGAACTGGGCCATCCTGTTATTGCTGGTTCACATATCAACAACCTACAGATTAAGCTGGTCAACGGGGCTACGATCAGCCTGAAAGGCGCTGATAGGCCCGAAACCATGCGTGGTGTGTCCTTGAAGTATCTAGTCATGGACGAATATGCCGACATGAAGCCTGATGTCTGGGAGCAGATCCTCAGACCTGCCTTGACCGACCAAAAGGGCGAGGCGTTGTTTATTGGTACGCCGATGGGTCGTAATCATTTCTACGAATTGTATAAGTATGCTGAACTGGGGGATGACGAAACCTACAAGTCCTGGCACTTTACGAGTTACGATAATTCTGTTCTAGATTCTGGCGAAATTGACATTGCCAAGAAATCCATGTCTAGTTACGCCTTTAGACAAGAGTTTATGGCCTCATTTGAAGCTAGAGGCTCTGAAATGTTCAAAGAAGATTGGGTCAGGTTTGGTGAAAGCCCAGAAGAGGGTGATTACTATATTGCCGTTGACCTAGCTGGCTTTGAAGACGTAAACAAGAAACGAACCAAGAATACAAAACTGGACGATACTGCGATTGCAGTTGCAAAGGTGAATGAGAATGGCTGGTTTGTGGAAAACATTATCTACGGTCGCTGGGGCCTTGATGAGACGGCTACGAAGATTTTTCAAGCCGTCCGTGACTATCGACCCGTCAGCGTCGGAATCGAAAAAGGAATCGCCAAACAAGCAGTAATGTCGCCGCTTTCTGACTTGATGAAGCGGTATGGTACGTTTTTTAGAGTTGAGGAATTAACGCACGGAAACAAGAAAAAGACTGACCGGGTGATGTGGGCCTTACAGGGCCGGTTTGAAAACGGCTATATCACCCTGAACAAAGGCGAATGGAATGTTAAGTTCCTTGACCAGTTGTTTCAGTTTCCAGATGCTTTGACGCATGATGACTTGATTGATGCGTTGGCGTACATAGATCAGTTGGCTGAAGTAGCCTATGACTATGAATATGAAATCGAAGACCACGAAATCTTGGATGTGGTAGCGGGATACTAAAATGGCAGATGATTACAGCCCAGACCCCCTAATGGCAGAGCAGTCCATTGAATCGTGGGTCACTAACAAATGTGATGATTGGCGCGATTACTACGAATCAAACTATGAAGATAGTTTTGAAGAGTATTACAGACTATGGCGCGGTCAGTGGGATCCTTCAGATTCTCAAAGAGCGTCAGAACGATCAAGGATTATTTCTCCAGCTTTGCAGCAGGCCGTAGAGTCTAATGTCGCAGAACTGGAAGAGGCCACATTTGGACGGGGGAAGTGGTTTGATATAGCGGACGATGTAGCAGACCCGCAAAAGCAAGACGCTTTGGTTTTAAGAAAAAAGCTGGCTGAAGACTTTGAAGCCTGCAAGATTCGTAAAGCTGTAGCGGAATGCTTAATTAACTCAGCGGTATTTGGTACGGGTGTTGGCGAAATTGTCATTGAAGAAATCAAGGAAATGGCTCCTGCTACCGAACCCATTATGGGTGGCGATCTTCAGGCCGTTGGCGTCAATATTACCGACCGCGTAGTCGTAAAGCTCAAGCCGGTATTACCGCAAAATTTCTTAATAGACCCCGTGGCGACCTCAGTTGAGGATGCCTATGGTGTTGCGGTCGATGAGTTTGTTAGCCGCCATAGCGTTGAGATATTGCAGGAACAGGGCGTGTATCGTGAGGCGATGATTGAGTCGGCAACCCCAGATACCAATCTGGAACCCGACCAAGACCTGACAATCTATAACGATGACAAAGTACGGCTAACCAAATACTACGGCCTTGTACCCAAGGAGCTTCTGGAAAAGGAAGACGTTGAGGTGGAAGAAGACTCAATGTATGTTGAAGCAATCGTTGTGATTGCTAACGGTGGCGTACTGCTAAAGGCTGAAGCCAATCCCTACATGATGAACGACCGCCCTGTTGTGGCGTTTCCTTGGGATGTAGTTCCTGGGCGATTCTGGGGCCGTGGTGTCTGTGAGAAGGGCTATAACAGCCAGAAAGCGCTTGATACAGAGCTTCGTGCTCGCATTGATGCCTTGAGTCTAACCATCCACCCAATGCTCGCTGTGGACGCTACACGGCTTCCTAGGGGGGCTAAACCGGAGGTGCGCCCCGGCAAGATGATCCTAACTAACGGAGATCCGCGTGAGGTACTTCAGCCGTTCAACTTTGGGCAAG